AGAAGACCAAGGGCCGGACGCGTGGTCCGTCTTCAATACAGTGCAAGAGAACTTAACTCAGGGCGGCATAGTAGGAAACGCAAAGGGAAAAATCAGGACTGTTAGAAAGATAAGAGGGGCGGACAGTGATCTCGCATTGAATGCTAGTCTTTGGCAGCTAGGTGAGAAAGCTTTCGCGTAGCTTTGGCGTGTAAAATCATAGATTGATCAGGAGAGAAGGAAAGAAAAAATCCCTCTCTCTTTTTTTCGTGATGACGCTATTTTTTTACTTGCATTGCAAATCAAATCAAAATAAGATTTTATACAGATAGCAAATGTCTTGCTATCAAGTCACAACGGGAGACTAAGCCATGACAAAATCAATCCTTCGTATTGGCTATTGCGAGTTCGTTTTAGACGCTAAGGCTGCTCAGGCTGTATTTGAAGCACTTGACGGCACCGCTATTGATACAGAGTTTTTGTCTAATGATGACGCGGATAAGTATGAGACAACGCGAGGTCAGTTAATCAAACCAGCGGATCAGCAGCGCCTGTCTTGCGTGCTAGTGTCGCGTCATGAGTATGAAGACATGCGCGAGAGATATAATGCAGTGGTGCGTTATGAGATGCGCCGCGACCTTGAGACAGAAGAGGCCTTGCGCGAGTGGCAGCCGGAAACGGCTGTGGCGTAAGGCATAGCACAGCATGGGCAGGGCTTCGACCCTGTCCTAGCTTGCGGGACGACTGGGCAAGAAGCGTGCCAGTCCCATTTTGGGGGACTACACCCCCTTTATTAGCGGGCCACTATGGGCGGGCGGGAGGGTTCCCTACCCCCCATAAAATCCCAATTTCTATGATGAATATAAAATCGTCCACATGCCAGCATTGCGAGAATACGCACTAGGTGTACCCCCTAAAAAGGTACCCCCCATGTGTGTATAAAAAAACCCGCACTAGGCGGGTTATAGATTTGACGATGAATATAAATTTATACCACCAAAACACTACGATGAGTGTATACCACGGTCTTCATCATAACTCGTCATTATGCCACTTTATAGCCTTTTGTAAGCAGTTTCGTGCTTCTGTTATCTTTAGGTCGTCTAGGAGCCTTAGCGCGTCTTCCGCCTCTTTTTGTACGCGTGCGATTCTTTGGGATGTGTTGATGATAGCTTCCGTAACTTCATCGTAGCGTTGACGGAGCGTGTTTAGTTCATCCATCGCTTGTTTGACGGCGGGGAATTTCATGACGTCGTAGATAGCATCCAGCCTATCGTGCAGGTCATGCTGCGCCCGATTTGGGAATGGTTTCGCCGGAAACTTTAGGATGTTTGTCATCACGATCTCCCGTTGTGATTGATAAGATTAATTTATCGGGTTTGCGTGGCGGTTTCAAGAAATTTGTGTTAAGAATATTGTCACATGCAAGACACAATACATTTTTATACAAAGTGACCTTTGTGCCACATAGGATCAAACTATGGCCCACTCAGAAGAGTATTTGATGCATTTGGTGTCCGTCTTCAACACCATCAAGACCGTAACGGGAACAGCGAGACATTTCAACCTTCCCCGCACAACTATCCAAACACAATTACAAGTCGCTAAGAAAATATATCCAGAACTTTTGGAAACCAAACAATCCATTGGCACAAGTGCCAGTGCAATTAAAACGGCACCACCCAAACAAGCGTATTGGTCTATCCAAAAATTATACGCACCTGAAACACCCATTAAAAAAGTACTGATTGGCGGTGATGCGCATTTCTGGCCCGGAGAGCCGCCCATCATGTGGAAGGCGTTCTGTAAGGTCGCCAGACAGGTTAAACCTGATGCCATCGTCCTAAATGGGGATATATTGGATGGCGCTAAAGTATCTCGCCACGCACGGTTATACGGATCTAAAGCCCCTAGCGTGTCGGACGAAATAGAAATGGCCCACAAATGCTTAAAAATGTTGCCCAAGGGCGGGGAACGCATTTGGACTATGGGCAACCACGAGTTACGGTTTGATACCTACCTCGCAAACAACGCCAGTGAATTGGAAGAATACGCGGGATCTATTAGTGATCGGTTCCCTGATTGGACGTTTTGCTGGTCAACCAACATTAATAACGTAGAAATTCGCCACAGGTTTAGGGGTGGGATTCACACAGCTTGGAATAACGCGCTGCATTCTGGGATCAATATGGTCACAGGACATACACATCAACTGCAAATAACTGCCGTTCGTAACCGCAATGGGTCACATTATGGCGTCGAAGCCGGGATGCTTGGCGACCCACACTCCCCCGCATTTGAATATACGGAAGGAGCGCCATCGCGGACATGCCCCGGATTTGTACTGCTGTCTTTTGATGATGATAACAACCTGATGCCCCCGGAACTTGCAGAACTCATCCGTGGTCGTCCAACCTTTAGGGGTCAATATGTCTTCTGATTGTCACTTTCCCACCGTAGAAATTACAACCATTACCTTTTCCCTTGTTCCACCTCGTAGGAGCCGTAAAATGTCTAACGTTGTACTTGCTACTCTCGTAATTGAAACCAATGAAGACGGTGAAGAAAACCTCGTCGTTCAATACGGCGCAGACTTTTTGGATCTGGACATCGATGAGCGTATGGAATGGTTGTCAACCGCCGTCTCCACCTTGGATGACGAATGGGAAGCCGCTATCGATTTTGTTGAAGACGCTGAACTGGAAGCGGACGAAGACTCTGAAGAAGAAACTGAAGAGTAATCGTATATATAATTTGCTAAAGTACCCCATGCTTGCGTGGGGTACTTTTTTATGTGGAGCCTCACGAATTGGCTCACAAAGTCTGGCATCGCGACTAGCTTTCAGCGAAAAGCCATGCTTTTCCGCCGTAGGCTAGTATCCAAATCACTATTGTGCGGGGGTGGTGGTTATGCTGACGCTGTTCTGCTTCGCCTAACCCAAGGCGTCGAAACAGCAAAAAGCCGCCGCCCACCCCCTTTGTTTACGCGCTTCACCAGATTTCTACTCGCGAAGCCTGTCGGCGTTCGTCGGGGGGCCGCGCCGCCCTTATTTACCAACCCTCTTCCACCATTCAACATCAGCGGGTGTCGCCAAACCACGACGCTTTAATTCATCAAGAGAATAGTACGGGGCAATCCGGTCTTGGTACATTATCCGACCCTCACGCTGATGATACGGAATCATCGGTTGGCCCGCATGACCATCCCAACGACCTAAATTGTCAAAAAAGTTAGATTGGTTGACAACTAATTGTTTGCGTTCCACATCCGTATATTCAACGGAATCAAACCGCTTGACCATATCAAACCATTCCATCCCACCTATATCAGCGGCGGAATAACCTTGTTCAACGCCAATGTTGAACGGTGTCCCATCCAGCCATACACCTTTGACGTACATGCCGTATGCTGGTTCAGGCGGTAACGCCTTTACAGGCATCAACAGACCGGGCGTGGAAATAACCAGCGGTGCCGCAATCAACCCTTTTAATAGATTACGCCGACTCAGCATCGTACACCTTTGTCCTTTCTTCCATCATCGCATCCGCAACAATGTAGCAAGAGATAGCAATTTCATCGACGTAAAATTCTGAAGTGGCGGAAATATACCCAGTTAAAGCCGCTAAAGCAAAACGATCCCGCAAATTACCTTCAGGGTTTTGGCTTATAACAGCTTGTAAAAGCTTTTTTTCTTCCGTCAATTGCGCAACTTGCGCTTCTAATTCATTAATTCTTTTTTGTGTTTCGTTCATTTTTTTAACCCCCGTTAAATCGCACACGATCAATCGTCCTTATCTAAGGCTTCCTGAAATTGCAGCATTAATTCAAGTTCGTCGCTAACATATTCGTCTTCGATGAAAAAGCCAAAGTACGGTACGCAGGAGGGCGTACCCCCAGTTTCATTGGGCATAGACGTGCTATTGGGTTCCATGTGACCCTCCGCAGAAATATATGGACCAATCCAGCGCATTTAATGTATACTATTCATTGCGTTAGTGTTATCAACATTTGATTGACAACTAAAGTTATAACATTGTTGGAAAATGGTCAAGTACGAAGTTATAAACGGGGTCAAAGTAAAATTGCGGCGTCTTTATGAAAAGACTCGCAATGGTAAAACATTAGGACGTAAGCCAGTGGAAAAGAAACGCGAACGTGTCTACAAAACGGAAGTAGCCCCCCGTGCCAAACGCCAACGCAAAGAGATAAATAACGACGATAGGCTCCGCCGTTCCATTATGGGCCTATCTAAAATGGGTCTAACATATGACCAAATCGCGGATACCGTAGGCGTTTCAAAGACTTGGCTTAAACAAAACTACATACATGAAATACGGTGCGGGCGGCAAATAGCTAATGCTTTAGTCGTAGAAAACCTGTACCAGCAAGCAATGAAAGATACTCCGTCGTCCGTGCAAGCGGGGATTTATATCACAAAATCCCAGCTTGGATGGCGTGATAAGCCACCCGAAGATGAACATAGCAGGCCCGCAGTTGTTTTTGATTTTAGTAACCTACCTTATGAAGAACGCATGGCAATGTTGCAAAAGCTTACGCCGCGCATGAATAACCCTAAACTCATAGAAGGTGAAGTCATTCATGTCGATTCAGACGAGTAGGGAACACATCCGCGAACAATTTAATGCGGGCGTGCTTTCTCAGCATCCTGATGAAGCCGTCATGGAGATTCTCCGTGCAAACTATGAAGAAAATCTTGGGGATTTCCTGCAAGGGGCGTGGAAATACATTGATCCCAATACTTTTATACCCGGATGGCATTTGGATGCGATTGGGGAGCATCTAGCGGCGGTTGCTAACGGAGAAATTCGCCGTCTCGTCATTAACGTCCCTCCTCGTTCATCCAAGTCATCTATGGTTTCCGTTGCCTTTCCCGCGTGGTTATGGGCGCAAAGACAAAAGGGGCCGTTGTCTGGGCCGCATGTACAGTTCTTGTTTGCTTCCTACGCGCAAAATCTGGCGTTGCGCGACAGTATTAAAACCCGCCGTCTTGTGGAAAGCCCGTGGTATAAGAAATTTTGGGGTGATCGGTTTAACATTACATCCGACCAAAACACAAAAATTCGCTTTGAAAACAATAAAGGCGGTTACCGCCTCGCAACATCCGTGGATGGCGCGTTGACGGGTGAAGGGGGTCACATCATCATCGTCGATGACCCGCACAACGCCAATGAAGTTGAATCAGATACGGTGCGCGAAGGCACGATTGAATGGTGGGATCAGTCTATGTCCACCCGTTTGAACGACCCTAAAACAGGTGCGTTTATTGTTATTATGCAACGGCTGCATGAAAGCGATTTGACGGGTCACATTTTGTCTAAAGACACGGGAAACTGGGTACATTTGTGCCTTCCCATGCGGTTTGAACCAGATCGTCAATGCATTACGCAATGGTTTGTGGATGAGCGCGAAGATGGTGAACTCCTTATGCCGGAACGTTTTGGCGAAGAGGAAGTTAAAGATCTTGAAGGTCGCCTTGGCCCTTTTTCCGCCGCCGGACAACTTCAGCAACGCCCAGAACCAAAAGGCGGGGGTATTATTAAACGTGAATGGTGGAACCTCTGGGATGAAAAAACATCCAGCGCGGAAGGCCTTTCCAAGGTTGTTTTCCCCCCATTTGAATATGTCGTAGCGTCCGTGGACACCGCATATACCTCCAAACAGGAAAACGATTACTCCGCAATGACAATTTGGGGCGTATGGAATGATCGGCAAGGAAATCGCCGCATCATGCTTATTTACGCATGGCAAGAACGCCTTGAATTTCCACAGCTTGTTAAGAAAATTGGGCAATTGTGCAAACAATTTAAGATTGACAAACTTTTAATTGAAGCAAAAGCCTCCGGCCTGTCCGTTGCACAAGAAATGCGCACGCATTTTTCTCGTGAGGATTATGGTATTCAGCTTATAGATCCGGGTCGGGGAGACAAAGTCGCTAGGGCATACGCCATTCAGCATTTATTTGCGGATGGCATGATTTATGCGCCTGATTTTGATTGGGTGGAAAAGCTTATCGCGCAAACAACATCCTTTCCCAAAGGTGCGCATGACGACTTGGTGGACAGTATGACGCAAGCATTGTTACATTTGCGCGTCATTGGATTTGCACAAAAACCAGTTGAAAATGTAGCGGAATTGCATGATAGTATGCTATATAAGCCACAACGGTCAACACGTTTATATCCGGTGTAATCAATGCCACAAGCGCCTTTAAGCCTTCGCCAAAACCCCCTTGCTGGGGAAGATTACACTAAATATGACCCCAAAGAAGTTACATTGGGCGATTTAGGAACTACAAATTCTGAGAAAAAACAACGGCCTAGCGGTAAAGTTATTAAAATTGAAAACGATGATGGATCAGTTACAATTAGCATTGGTGGGCCTGAAATTGCTGATAAATCAGGCGACGACGATGATTTCAATGAAAATCTTGCGCGTAAAATTGACAGTTCGGCATTGGGTGCTATCGGTTCGGAGTTGGCACGACTAATCCGCCAAGACAACGAATCCCGCCAAGAATGGTTGCAGCAGTATGTAACGGGCCTTGAACTGCTGGGAACCAAGATTGAACGTCCTCAGAGTAATGCAACGGACGGTTCAACCGCCGTTGAAGGCCAATCAACCGTTCGCTCCCCACTTCTTTTGGAATCCGTCGTGCGCTTTCAAGCAAATGCGCGTGGTGAATTGTTGCCTGCTGACGGCCCAGTCCGCGTTCGTAACGATGGTTTGGGTAGTCTCGTCGCTGACATTGAAATGCAGGCGTTAGAAACGGATATGAACCATTATTTGACGGTGACTGCCGTTGAATATTACCCAGACACCGAGCGCATGCACTTTTCCCTTGGGTTTGGTGGCACCGCGTTCAAAAAAGTGTATCATTGCCCAATACGCCGCAGGCCCGTATCTGAGTTTGTGGACGTCAAAGACATCATTATTTCCAACGCGGAAACAACATTGGAAAACGCGCAGCGCGTAACCCATGTGATTCGCATGTCACCCAGCACCGTTAAACGGATGCAATTGTTGGGTGTTTATCGCAACATCTCACTTTCAATGACGCAACCCCCTGAAATGAACGTCGTGGATGAAAAAATCCAGATGATGCAGGGGATTAAGCCAAATACAACGACGAGCATCGACAACGAAGACCGTGAAATTTACGAATGCTATTGCGAACTTGACCTTCCCGGATATGAGCATGAGGATGATGACGGCCCCACAGGCTTGAAGCTTCCGTATCGCGTTACAATGGACAAAGTATCGCACGAAGTACTGGAGATTCGGCGTTGGTGGCGCAAGGAAGACCCCAACTACCTGCGGAAGGGCGTGTTTGTAAACTATACGTTTATTCCGGGCTTTGGTTTTTATGGTTTGGGCCTGTTGCACCTTGTCGGAAACACAGCAATGGCGTTGACTGCGGGTTGGCGTTTGTGCATTGACAACGGAATGTTCGCTAACTTTCCCGGATTTATTTATGCAAAACAAGCGGGGCGGCAGCTTACAAATGAGTTTCGTGTTCCTCCCGGCGGCGGCGTGCCGATTGAAACGGGCGGTCAGCCAATTCAAAACGTTATCTCTCAGTTGCCATACCGCGGCGTTGACGGCGCATTTATGCAGTTGCTGGAAAACGTTGAACAGGGCGGTCAGCGCCTTGCGGGTACCGCTGAATTGCAAGTGGGCGATGGTAACACAGAAGCCCCAGTCGGCACCACAATCGCTTTAATTGAACAAGCGACAAAGGTTCTTTCCGCCGTACATAAACGCATGCATCAAGCGCAAAGCCGTGAGTTTCAGCTTCTTAAAGAATTGTTTAAAGAAGACCCGACAAGTTTTTGGAAAGACAACAAATTTCCCGCGCACACATGGACGGAGGACACCCTTGTCTCCGCGCTTGAAAACGTCAATTTTGTACCTGTTGCTGATCCTAACACGCCATCACAATCTGCTCGCATCCAAAAAGCGATGGCGTTGAAGCAAATGCAAACGGCTAACCCCGCTCTTTACAATGCAAAAGCAATTGATGAGCGGATTTTGAACATGTTGGGTATTGAAGATGCGCAATCGCTCTTCGCCCCACCCGCACCTCCCGCCCCAGATCCTCGCATGATTACCGCGCAAGCAAAAATGGTTGATGCGCAATCCAAGCAGGAAGAGGTTAAGGTTCGTGCGGTTGACGCTATGGCTGACGCACAAAACCGTGCGGCGGATCGTGAAAGTAAAGAGCGCATTGCAACGCTGCAACTTGCTCGTGAGATTGCAGTTCATCCAGAGAGTGCTTCGACGGCTGAACATTTCCTTGGTTCCGAACATATGCCCGCGCCAACTGGGTAATTTGTAAAGGATTTAATTTTGTTATATGCTGTAAAAATGCAGCCGGAGATGGTCAAATGACGCACTACAAGCACGAAGCAAAATCAGCTTATCACGACAAAGTGAAGCGCATGGGCCTTCACGATAAGCACAAAGAGCATGAATTTAATGATCATGAGCCTTATGACGGCGTTCCTATTTTGACGACTGATGAGGTTACGGGCCAGAAGCCTAAAACTCGGTCGCGGTTTCGTCGCGGCGGTAAAGTTCATCATGTTGAAGCGGAAGGACACAAGGCAAAACATCACCTTGGTCACCGTCCCCGCAAACAAATGGCTGGTGGCGTTGGCCCTGTAACCAGTGCTGGCGTACCTTTTGGCGGTACAATCGACAACGCTGGCATGGGCCGTCGTAAACCACCAATTCCCGGCGCGGCTGCTGTTACACCTAAAATGCCGATGCCTCCTATGCCTCCTAAACGGCCTAATTCCCTTGGTGGGCAACAAGATCAGGGTATGACTGCGGATCAAGCCGCTGATTTTATGGCGCAGCGCAAACATGGCGGTCGCGCACCGAAGGCTGCGGGTGGCGTTCTTGCCGCAAGCCCAATTGAACGTAAAAAGGTTGTAGCGGCTCTTGCTATGCGTAAAAAACGCGCGGGTCTCCCTTCCGCTCCTCCTTTGCCAAAAGGTCCAAAATCTCCCGCCGCAAACATGGGCGTTGTGCCTTTGATGGGTAGTCGTAAGCACGGCGGCAAAGTTTCCATGCGTGAATGGGAACACAGCAAAGAAGATTACCGCGAAGATAAAAAACTTGCGAAAAAGCACCACATGTCAATGAACGAATGGGAACATTCGTCACTTGATAAAAAGCACGACCGCCAGCAATCCATGAAGGGTTTGAAGCGCGGTGGTAAAGCTGAAATGCATCACGAAGATTGCACATGCAAAATGTGCAGTGGCGGAATGACACACAAGCTTTCCGGTGGCGCATTGTCCCGTTATATTCCTAAAGCTGCTCGTGACATTGACGTTGAAGGTTTTAAACAAGGTTTGCGCGGTGACCCCGCAAGTTCACGCCGTGCGGCTAACCGCATAAAAGGTATTGATCTTGCTGCACAAAAACTTGGTCGCTTAGGCGGCATGGATACTGGGCGTGAAGCTGCATATCCCGGTCAGCCTGAGAATGAGCCGCCAATGAAGCGTGGCGGTCGTACACACCGTAAAACTGGCGGTCGTTTGAAACACCAAGAAGGTGAAACAACCGTTATTATTAATCTCCCTAACCCACAGCAACAGCAAAACCCAATGGGTCCACCCCCTCCCGGCGTAGGTATGCCGGGCATGCCTCCACAGGCTCCGGGCGGCGGTGCGTTGCCTCCTGCTGGCGCTGGCCCCGGTTTGGGCGCTATGGGCGCTCCGCAGGCTCCGGGAATGGGTCCATTATCCCCTCCGGTTCCTCCTATGAAGAACCGTGGCGGTAGCGTCGGACATAACATGCCTAAATACCAAGAGCATGATTATGGTTCTGGTTCTGGTCTTGGTCGCTTAGAAAAAAGGAAGTGGCCTTTAGCAAAATAAAGGAGTTACATGAATCACTTAGATTTGGTTTTCTTTCGCAGGCTGCGCGAGAAAATCGAAGAGGAACGGCAGAAACGCATGACTTTTATGTCTATGGGTAACGCCGCTTCCTTCGCTGACTATAAGCACGACGTTGGGTATCTACGCAGTTTATCCGATGTTCTTATCTGGGCGAAAGAGGTCAACGAAGAGTTGACTGGCAACAAGTAAAAGCGAGATGAGGTTAAAATGAGTAATCTTAAAATGCTTCATGCGGTAGATCCGCGTGATGAATTGATGAAATCTGTCGGCGATCTGAGCAAGATCAAACTCTTTAACAATCAGATTCTGTGCGCGGTGTATAAACGCCCAGAAAAAACTGCCTCTGGCATCTATTTGACGGACAATACCCGCAAAGAAGATGAATATCAGGGAAAAGTAGCCGTCGTATTAAAGAAAGGCCCAATGGCTTTTCAGGATGACGCCCAAACCGCATTCAACGGACAAAACGTTGAAATTGGCGATTGGGTCGTGTTCCGCGTATCCGACGGCTGGCAAGTTACAGTGAATGGCGTTCTTTGCAGGATGCTGCAAGACATTCAGATTCGTATGACCATTGATGCGCCGGATGTGGTGTTCTAATGGATACGAATACTGAATTTGAACCCAAAGAGGTCGTTGTCCTCGTAAATGAAGCGCGGATTCCCGAAAAAGATATTTTCGGGGAGCCTGAACGTGATTCATCCGTAAAAGAAACGCAGATTGTTCCACAGGTTATTCAGAAAGCTGAAGAGCCTAATGAGGCGGTTGAACTTTTGCGGCAGCAGCTTGCGGAAAAGCAAAAGGAAGCGGAAATTGCTCGTCAACAACGCGCTCATGCGGAAGCTTATGCGCGTCAACGTGAGCAGGAAGCCGTAAAATTTGCGTCGCAAGCGCAAGATAGCCAGCATACGGCGTTTATTAACGCGATAGCGTCTTTTGAACGCGATGCGGAAATGCTTGAAACTCATTACGCGAATGCTTTGGCGTCTGGTGACAACCACACAGCCGCTAAAATACAACGCCAAATGATTCAAGTTGAAGGCCGCTTGAGCCAATTGTCACAAGGGAAAGAAGCCCTTGAAGCCCAATTGGAACAACAGCGTAATCGTCCTGCTGATCCACCTCCACCTGAGTATTATCGTCAACAACAACAGCAATACCAGCCAGACCCAGTGAAAGAAGCGATTAGCAGCCTTTCACGCGAGTCCGCCGCATGGGTTGCGGCGCATCCTGAAGTCATTAAAGACCCAGAAGCGAATGCTTTGATGACTGCGGCGCACCATTCAGCATTGAAAAACAATATTCCAGTCGATTCTCCGGAGTATTTTTCACATTTGGACAAAGCTTTAGGCTTCAACAAACGCCAATCAGCGCCTCGCCAGCAAAAAGTAATGACGGCTGCACCCGTTTCTCGCGGTGGCAGCGTAAATTATCAAGCGGGTGGGCAGGTTGCGGTGACTTTGACGCCCGAACAACGTGCTTATGCTGCTGAAGTGCTCGGCGTAACTGATGAAGAATATGCTGACGGCATGCTTTATTACGCTAACAAAGGGAAATTATCATTATGACCCAAGAATTAAAGCGTAGCCCCGGTCGGCCTCCCAAAACTCCTATGGTGGAAGAGATGATTGAACAAGAAACCCTTAAAAATGCGCCTGTTACACGCGGTATTCGTGAAGCTTCGCTTCGTGCGGAGGAAATCAAACGTCGTATGCGGGATGATGAAACCCAATTCGACTTTCATGATGACTTTTACATTGACCCACGCCTAATCCCAGACGGCTGGGATTATAATTGGAAGAATCGCACTGTTATTGGGCAGGAAGATCCCGCTTATCAGGTGGAAGTGGCGCAAGGCGGCTGGGAACCAGTCGATTCTAGCCGTCATCCCCACATGATGCCGCAAGGTTACAACGGCCCTATTGAACGTCGTGGCATGATCTTGATGGAACGCCCCAAAGAAATTTCCGATATGGCAAAACAGCGTGAATTGCAGACGGCTCGTGAAGTCGTCGCCGCAAAAGAACGTGCTTTGGGCTTGACTCCATCGGGTACCTTTGATCGCGACCGCAACCGCACGGGCGTTAACAAACAATACGTCCCTATGGAGATTCCACGGGGCTAATTTGACAACGTTGTGAGGTGGTGATCCCATCTCACAACCCCAAAAATATACTGTTGCGTCGTCAATAATTTGATGATAGCTTCATATCAACCGCCGTTACGCGCCGTAGCGGTCTTTTGTTCTAGCTAAAACTTGGACGCGCCGTCTGGGAAAAGGCTAACCGAACAGGAGCGACCTATGGCGAACACTTCAGCGCCTTTTGGTTTCCAGCTTGCTGGCTTTCTGGACGGGCGCACTGGTTCCCTTGGTCAACAGACTCGTCTGATTGCTAACGGTGATTCCAATGCTGTCTATTCCGGCGACCCAGTGACCTCACTTTCTACGGGTTATGTGACCCGTTCTACTGCTGGCACAACTCAGATTGCTGGCATTTTCATTGGTTGCAGCTACCTTAACACCTCCCTTGGTCGTACCGTATGGTCACCTTCTTGGCCCGGTTCTGGTGCAACTGGCGACGTTACCGCTTATGTGATCACTGACCCACAGGCTACCTTCAAGGTTCAGGCTGGTGGTTCTACGACCGCTATTGGTATTATTGACACCAACGCAAACATCAATTTTGCGCTTGGCACCCCTAACACAACCACTGGTCAGTCTGGTGCTTATGTGGATCAAACCACTATTAACCCAGCGACAACCACCCTTCCGTTCCGCATTATTGGATTTGTGACGTCGCCTCCCGGTGCGCCGAACACGGATATTACGACTGGCTATAACAACGTCATCGTAGCATTCAACTTCCAAGACTTCCGCGTGACGACTGGTACATAAGGAGTAAGGTACAATGGCTGTCAATCTTAGTCAGATTCGTGACCTTCTCCTCCCCGGTCTCCGTGGCGTCGAAGGCAAATATGCGCAGATTCCTTCCCAATATGACAAGGTGTTTGAAATCACCAAGTCAAACATGGCGCTGGAACGCACCGCTGACATGCGTTATCTGGGTCTTGCCCAGTTGAAAACTGAAGGTGGCAACACCCAGTTTGATAACGCTGCTGGCGAACGTTATGTGTACAATCAGGAACACAACGAAATCGGTTTGGGGTATGCAATTACCCGTAAAGCGATTGACGACAACCTGTACAAAGCACAGTTCAAGCCAACCAACCTCGGCCTCGTGGAATCCTTCCATCAGACCAAGGAAATTTACGCTGCAAACGTGTTCAACACTGCGACCACCTACAACGCTTCTATCGGCGGTGACGGCGTGGCCCTTTGCTCCACCTCGCATCCTATCGACGGTGGCACGATTGCTAACAAGCCTACCATTGACGTTGATTTGAACGAATCCACCTTGCTGAACGCAATGGTTGCTATTCGTCAAAACTTCCGTGACATCGCTGGCAACAAAATCTTCGCCCGCGCTCGTAAGTTGATCATTCCTCCGTCATTGGAACCCGTTGCTATTCGTTTGACGAAAACGCAACTCCGTCCCGGCACCGCAGACAACGATACGAATGCGATCCTCATGACGGCTGGTGGCCTGAGCGAATCCTACATGGTTATGGACTTTTTGACGTCCAACTATGCGTGGTTCTTGCTTACTGACATCAAGGGTCTGGTCTACATGGAACGCATTCCCTTCGAAATGGATATGCAAGTAGATTTTACAACAGACAACTTGCTTGTTAAGGGCTACGAACGTTATTCGCTCGGCTATTACAACTGGCGTGCTATTTACGGTTCGTTCCCAACCTCGTAAGGAGTTAGCCCATGTCTATCACAGCAAACTCCGGCCCTTATATTTCGTTCGGGCAAACGCCTTATGGCAACGAGTACAATCCTGACCTTGCCCCTTCATTGTTTTGGGGCGGGGTTGCTCGTCTGGACCCTCGTACTAACTTCACCTATCTTCCCGGACAAGCTTCTGGGTCGTTGACGGCGGGTTTTGCGACTTCCGATACTATGACGATCAACTATGCGCCTTACGCACTCAGCGCGACGGCAATTAGTACTGCTCGTGCGACCACAGCGGCTACGCCTGTGGTTTTGGTATCGACCAACAGCACTTCTACTGGCGTTTCGGTTAATGCTACTTGCACAAACCAAACGACTGGTCAGGCTGTTACGGGTCTTTTGCTCATTGACGGCTTCGCTTCCTTTACTGGTGTTGTTGCAGCAAACGTTTTGACTGTGTCTTCACTGACAGGAACTGTAACCGTTGGGATGACCTTGTCGGGTACTGGCGTCGCTACTGGCACTATCGTAACTGCACAGCTTACTGGCCCTGCTGGTGGCGCTGGCACTTACAGTGTTACGGGTAACGCAACAGTTTCTTCCACAACCATCACTGGTCAGATGACTGGCACCCCTGCTCTTTTGCAGCCGTTTGGTCAGTCTCAGACTGTGGCGATTTGGAACCCGCAATCTCTTGTCGCTCGTGCAGTTAGCGTAACTCCAGTCTCTGGTACGCCGACCGCAAGCATCACCTTTACTGTCGCTGGGTATGACATTTATGGATCACCCATGACTGAAGTGATCTCGTTGACCACTGGTTCAACTCAGAACACCGCTGTCAACGGCAAAAAGGCGTTTAAGTACATCGCTTCTGTAACACCTAGTGTCACAGATACCGTGACTTATTCGATTGGCACGACTGACATTTATGGTTTCCCTCTTCGTTCTGATTTCTTTGGCGATGTGGCTGTCAACTACAACGCGACTGCAATCACTGCGAATACTGGTTACACTGCTGCTGTTACGACCAGCCCAGCTACTTCAACGACAGGTGACGTTCGCGGCACTTATGCGTTGCAGTCCGCTGCTGATGGTTCTAAACGGTTGATGATTCGTCAATTCGTCCTCACGGCAAACATGGGCAGTAATGCTGGCCTGTTTGGCGTCACACAAGCATAAGGATTATGAACCATGAAGGGTCATAAAGCACATCACGGTATGCATCACGCACACCACGGTCATCACGATCATGACGTTCATGCTCATGTGAAGGGCCATTCTATGAAGCATCACCGCAAGCATCGTAAGACTGGCGGCGCTGCTTACCACGACGAGCATGGTCATGAGGTTCATGACGAAACTCCGAAGGATGTTTACGCTGGCGCAAACTCCAAAGTGTTGAAAGAGGCTCGTGAAAAGCACCGTCGCGGCGGCGCTGCCCACAAGCATCTGGAAGCCCACGGTCATCATGCAAAACACCGCTTGGATCGTCCCGCTCGTAAGAGTGGCGGTCGCACTGGTGCGGACATGAATCCGTTTTCTTCCGCTCACGCTGTAAAGTCTCCTGCTGGACGTGATCTCCAGTCGGGGGAGTCGTAAGCCGCTCTCACTACGCGAGTGGCGGCGGCGCAAAGTGGATTCAGGGTGCGATAAAGCATCCGGGCGCATTGCACAAACAGCTTCATGTCCCGGCTGGGGAGAAAATCCCCGCTAAAAAGCTGGAAAAGGCGGCACACAGCGACAATCCCACGCTCGCTCGTCGTGCTCGTCTTGCTAAGACGTTGAAGCATATGCATGATTAAGTGGGGGGCTTCGGCCCCCTTCTTTATTCACAGGAGACGATGATGAGTTCACCCGCTTGGCAACGTTCTGAAGGCAAATCCCCCTCTGGCGGGTTGAATGCTAAGGGTCGTGCATCATATCATCATGAAACGGGCGGTCATTTGCATGCACCGACCAAAGATACGCATAACGCACGGCATCATTCATTTTGTAGCCGTATGGAAGGGATGCGTTCTAAAATGACGAATCACAAAAACGCTCAT